GATTTTTTCGGGTTTTAAAGCAGTTCGGTAAGAACCACTTATAAAAAACACTTTTTACGAGATTCTATATCCATAAATGAAAAATGGACATTTATTTTTGTCCATTTTTAAAAACCAAGAATGAATTTTGTAATAAATAGTTAATTATTAAAATTTGTACAATAATAATTATATTTTTACTGATTAAACCAACTTGCGTTTGGCCACCATGATGCGCTCCAAGGAGCTGCGTTCATTATAGTTGCTTGATAAAGCATGTTCTCAAAATTAGTTACGTTTGTAACATCCCAATTTCGAATTTCTTGATTGAATGCTGCCGCCTTACCTAACAACATCCTCATATTGGTCACATTCGATACGTTCCAATTGCCTATGGGTTGGTTAAAAGCTGCAGCACCATATAACATGTTGTCCATATTGGTTAGACCTGAAACGTTCCAATTGCCGATGGGTTGGTTAAAACTACTAGCCAACTGAAGTATTTTCACAATTATGGTAACATTTGATATGTCCCATGCTGTATAAGTTGAACCATTCATAGTTACATTTTCCTGTGTATTTATCGGTTGGTTAAAAGCTGTAGCACTAAAGAACATTTGTTCCATATTAGTCACATTCGATACATTCCAATTGCCTATGGGTTGGTTAAAAACTGTAGCACTATAGAACATTTGATACATAGTTGTTACATTTGATACGTTCAAATTGCCCATCGAACCGTTAAAACTACTACTCATGAAGAACATACCACTCATATCAGTCACATTGGAGACGTCCCAGTCGCCTATATTTTGATTAAAGGCTTGAGCATAATGGAACATATTATACATACTGGTCACATTTGATGTATTCCAATTAGATATATTTTCATTGAAATCGAATTTATAAAAAAATATTGCTGACATATCAGTAACTAAACTAGTATCCCATGTATTGATTTGACCATAAGTGCTTATTGCCGATGAATTATTAGTAATCCAATTAGATACGGCGGATTGTAATGCTGCTTTATTCGCAAATTGATAACCTGAAATAGGTTCAGGCTCAGGTTCAGGCTCAGGTTCAGGCTCAGGTTCAGGCTCAGGTTCTGGTTCTGGCTCAGGCTCAGAACCTGGCATTGTAAACCAACTTGCGTCTGGAGTAGTTGGAGCATTCCAAGGAGCTGCGTTCATTAAAGTTGTTAAATAAAACATACGATCAAAATTATTTACGTTTGTAACATCCCAATTTCCAATAGGTTGATTAAATGAGTGGGCAGACCAGAACATCCATTTCATATCGGTCACATTCGAAACGACCCAATTTCCAATAGGTTGATTAAATGAGGTGGCATCTCTGAACATACTATACATATCGGTCACATTCGAAACGACCCAATTTCCAATAGGTTGATTAAAACTCCATGCTGTGTTAAACATACTATGCATGTTAGTTACATGAGCTACATTCCAATTAGATATATTTTCATTGAAATTGGTTTGATAATAAAATAATTCTGACATATCAGTAACTAAACTTGTATCCCATGTATTAATTTGTCCATAAGTAAGTCCCGCTGATGAATTATCTCCTTCATCATTACTTATAACCAATGCTAACGCAGTTACTAATTCTGCCTTATCCGCAAATTGATAATTAGTAACTGGTGCTACTATTTCGAACCAACTTACAGGTGGCGATCTTATAGCATACCAAGGCGCCAACATCATTAGTGGACAAAGATGTAACATATGGGATAAATTAGCTTCATTGGAAACTTCCCAATCACGAATTTCTTGATTGAATGATTCAGCACCAAAGAACATATAAGAGAAATTAGCTACATTAGAGACATCCCAATTACCAATTTCTTGATTGAATGAATCAGCACCAGAGAACATTTTATACAAATTCGTTGCGCTCGATACGTCCCATGCTGTATATGTTGTTCCATTCATAGTTACATCAGATTTTGAAGATATATCTTGGTTAAATGCTGTAGCACCAACGAACATGTAGCTCATATCGATCATATTTGATGTGTTCCAATTGCCGATGGGTTGGTTAAATGCGGTACAACCGTAGAACATACCCTCTGTGGTGGTGACATTCATCGTGTTCCATTCACTTATATCGTCGTTAAATGTATCGTTACTACTAAATATGTCTCGCATCGTAGTAATTAAACTAGTATCCCAAGTATTGATTTGGCCATAAGTGCTTATTGCGGATGAATTATCACTAATCCATAGGAGAACTGCTGATCGTAATGACAATCTATCGGTAAATTGATGTCCGGAACTAGGTTCAGGTTCAGGCTCAGGCTCAGGTTCTGGCTCAGGTTCAGGTTCAGGCTCAGGCTCAGGCTCAGGCTCTGGTTCTGGCTCAGGTTCTGACTCAGGCTCAGGCTCAGGTTCTGGCTCTGGTTCTGGTTCTGGTTCTGGCTCAGGCTCAGGCTCAGGCTCAGGTTCTGGCTCAGGTTCAGGCTCTGGTTCTGGTTCAGGTTCTGACTCAGGTTCTGACTCAGGTTCGGGTTCAGGTTCTGGTTCAGGTTCAGGTTCAGGTTCAGGTTCAGGTTCGGGCTGAGATATTGGAGTATATGTTGCTAAATTATGATTTACATAAAATGTAGCTAATAAACTATCCCATCCTACTGTATTCACATTATTTTGATATGGTATAATAACATTTCTTGATGTATTTGTTTGATTATCTCTCACAATTAACCAATCAGTATTTCCAGTAGGGTCTTTAATTGAACCTTTTTCTATAAAACCAATAATTAATACAGTATGACCCAAAACATTATTTAATTCACTAATTTCTTGAACATTTGTATATATTTCACCAGTATTATCATTCGAATTTTTAAAAGTATTTATATCATAGTATACACAATCAGTTTCATCATTAATATTAACTGTATTATAATTTGCGTTTGGACTAATATTCCATCCGGAAAAACACCCACCTACAGTTCTATTATTTTGGATTTCAAGCTTAATTGTATTAAACATTACATCTTTATCAAAACCAATCGTATAATTATGTCCATTTACATTCCAATATTCAGGAATAATATTACCCAATGAATTTTGAGGGTTATTTCCCTTATGATATGTTAAACATACCATATTATTCCACCCAACACTATTATAAAATAAATTTAAACCATTATATATATTGTCTATTGTTGTTCCTAATCCGCCATTATTATTATTTATATTATTACCTAGACTATTAGTATTCATATACCAACCCAAATCTGTAACGGTTCCAGCAATTACAGAACCACCCGCATTTGTCCTCCATGAAGGACCATCCAACAAATAATCACCCCATCCATTATTACTGTCCCATGGTATAGTGCTTTGTTGTGTAGATATAGGTTTTTCAATACTAGCATCTATACCATCATTTAATATAGCAGGAACTCCTAACCCACCGTGAGCTACTAAATGTCCTAATTGATTCGCTGCTGTAGTGGGAGAACACCAAGCTTTAAATTGCGTTTCGTACCCATTCATAATATTAGAATAATATGACGGTTGCAACCAGTTAGGCACATTAACTATTATTTGATAAACCCCAAATGTGATTGGATATACACTGGGGTTTTTAACATGCGAATATATATATGAAGCATCCGCACTACTAAATATAGTTCCTGATGGATTTACTACTTTACATTGTTCCTGAAATTCATTCAAAGAGAATGACTGTTCAGTTCCTAATTGTTTTCCAGCCATTTGTGCTAAATGTTCTAATAACCATTGAGCATCCGCTGTAGTGATATTGTCTTGATTATTAATGTCACCGGGCATTATATATATTCTATACATTTTTATCTATTATAACTTCTTTGAATACATTCTAATAATTACGTTATGTAATTATTATATTTTTATAGATTAAACCAATTTGCGTCTGGGGGTGGAAATGTTGTATTGATTGTTAATATCACCGGATAATATATAATAATATATTATTATAATTGAAATATAAATATAAAAGTATTTTATAATAATATATAATGGAATTATTAAAAAATATATTTTTTATTAATCTGAATGAACGAACAGATAGATTAGACCATGTAACAACCGAATTTAATAAAATGAATTTAACAGCAGAAAAAGTGAAAGGTATTAAATTAGATAATGGAGCATTAGGTTGTACATTAAGTCATATAAAATGTTTAAAGTTGGCAAAAGAACGAAAATACGAACACGTATTTATTTGTGAAGACGATATAGAATTTTTAAATCCACCATTATTTTTAGAAAAATTAAATTTATTATATGAAAATAAATCAATATATTGGGATGTCTTAGTAGTAGGTGGAAATACAGTTCCACCATATAAACTAATTACTGAATATTGTATTCGCGTATCTCATAGCCAAACTACTACAGGATATATAGTAAAAAACACTTTTTATGATATATTAATTAATAATTTTACAGAAAGTGCAAATAAATTAATGGCAAATCCTACTGATAAACTAAATTATGCTTTAGATAGATATTGGTTACAATTACAAAAACAATATCATTTTTGTATGTTAATACCACCTACGGTAGTTCAATATGAAAGTTATAGTGATATAGAAGAAAGTAATAAGAATTATAAAGATTTAATGTTAGATATGAATAAAGAATGGTTGTTTAAACCAACCAGACCAAAATCTGTATTAAAATTTACTTAATTTTTTATTTGTAAAAAAGTAGATAATATTTCTTTATTTTTTTGAGTATAAGTCATAGTGTCTAATTGAGCTTTGTGATATTTATTGGAAATATTTTTTTGTTTACAGTCGTATTGTTGTTGTAATAATTGCTCAGCGTGTTGTTTTTCTAAAGGAATCGTATTTTGATTACCTCTAGCATGCATGTATTCATCGACCGAATTATATTTAGTTACCTTATTAATATCATTTTCACTAACAGAAAAAATAGTTTCGTTTTTATGAACTTTTCGTAAATCATCGAATTTTAATTTACTAAAAGGATCATTAGTTATATAATTATCATTATCATCGTCATCGTATAATTGAGAACCACTATTACTATTAATATACAAATTTTGAACTCCATTATATTTAACTAATCCATGTCCTTGATTTTTCAATTGATTAAAAACTTGACTCATATTATTAGAATTGACTTGTGTTTTTATATTAAAATCATTATTATCTTCATGAAACCATTTGTTTTTTTCAGTATTAATTTTAGAAGTCATATTATTATCAAATAAATCATTAAATTTATTATTAAATTCATCTTTGTTAATATTATTGATTACTTTAGAAACATGTTTATTTGTAGTTTCGTCATAATTATCATTATTAGAATCGTATATAATTTCTTTATCAGGAACAACATTATTTTGTTTATGATTATTATTATAATATTCAAGAATAATATCAAACGCCTTTTTATAAAATAAAAAATATTCACTCGGTAATTTTGATTTATCAGGATGAGTTCTTAAAACCACCTTTTTAGCAATCTTTAATTCCTCTAAATTAAAATTATATTGTAGATTGAATAAATCTAAAATTTCTTTAAAACCATAATTTTGAATATTTAAATTATGCGACATATATAATTTAAATATAAGTTATATAAAATTTCAACTTATAATATATAAATGAATAATCCGAAATTAATAACAGAAATAGAATCACGCAATGACTTGGTCCCTCTATTATTAACGAATCCCGGTTTAATTATATTAAAATTTGGAGCAGAATGGTGTGGTCCTTGTAAACGAATCGAAGAAGATATTGACGACTATTTTAATAAAATGCCATCGACAGTGCAGTGTGGTATAATCGATGTAGATAATTCATTTGATTTATATGCATGTTTAAAAAAGAAAAAAATTATATCTACTATACCAGCAATATTATGTTATATTAAAGGTAATGATACATTTGTGCCTGATGAAATATTAATGAGTTCGGATAAGAATGAATTAAAAACATTTATTAATAAATGTAAAAATCACCTTCAATAAATTACCAATGACGTAAAGTGTTATAAATAGGTTTATTATCAACTTCTGCTGGATAATCAGCTAAATCAATAATATGTGCTAATATATTTTTATAGTTATGTATTTTTTGAAATTGATGTATTTCGTCATAAGGATTATTTAAATAGTTTGATAAACGATTCAAAGTGTCATGCCAGTTTAATATATTTAATCGATTATCGCAATATATCATATTGTATAATGTATAATTTATATAGCCAAACCATTGATAAAACGAATTTGTATAAATAGTTTTTTTTAAAATTGTTTTAATTGTATTAGGTATGGTTTGTTCATATATACTTTCGATTTGATTAGGAATATTTAAAAATTTAATAAAATTACATATCATAAAATTATGAGATTCAATATGAAAAGACGTATTTAAATTTAAAATAAATGGTAGAAAAGATTCTAAAAAATCATTATTACATAATTTACGAATTAACACAATGTCCATAGTATCATTACATCGTTCTTCCAAAATTTTTATATTTTTAGTTTGATTATCATCATCCTTAAAACTATCTATTATGATAATTAATTTATTTATATTATTATTATTATAAATAAATGTAGGAATCATTTGTAAATAAGCATTGGAATATATACAACTATTATTTTTAATAACAAATTCAGAATTATATTTTGAACCTATTGATATATATACAAAGCCGTAATTCCGAGATTCAAATAAACTATATAATTGTTTTTCTAAATCTTTTATTTCATCTTGTTTAAAATTAAGAATTCTATTCATAATATTATATAATTATTCTTTCTTAACATTTTTTTTAGATTTATTCAATTTTTCATTTATCGATTTCGTTTTTTTTTTACCTCCAACTTTTGTTATATCCGATTCTATAGGAACAGCATTTACAATAGGCACGTCATTCTGAATAGGTTGACCTACAATAGGTGAAATAGAATCATCGTTGTTATTTTGTATAGATATTGGTTCTTCAGTAGGGGTATTATCCAACATTGGTGCGACATTAGATTGTAATTCATTATCATTATCTATAGAAGCATATGCTAAAACAAATGAAGTAATAGTTACTAAAACATATGTTATTAATGGTATAGGTTCATCGTTCATTATAATATATTATATTATTATATAAAAATACATCCTAAATAATTTTTTTAGTATTTATGTAGTTTGTAAATTATTTCAAATTGATTATGCTAATAAAATGTATTAAAATATCATTTAATTAACTTAATATGTTGTACTAATAAATATATATAATTATTTTATTAAAAAAAGTATATAAGTTTCATATATTTATATATTATATATGTTCTCTAATAATAATTTAATACGAAACTATATTTTAAAAAATTATACAAATGAAAATAAACAATCTGTATACAGTAATACCAATAATAATAGTAGAGAACATATTAAGAATATAAATGAGGCTCTACCCAAAATGCCCAATATATTGAATAATGAAATATTAAAAAATACAATAACATATAAATATTTAGATGATAATATTTTAGCTAGAGAATTTAGTAATGAACAGAATTATTCTGATGATTATCTTTTAAAATTCTGTTTATTTAATGTGAATAGTGAGTTAGACAAGCCATTTTTAGAATATTTTTTACAGCATACTAATAATATATTAGACTTTCCAGAAACAATTTTATTAAAAGAATTATTTATCGATATAAATAACCAATTAGATGAATCTAATTCATGGTTATTTGGAAATAATTCTATCGATATAGATAAAATAAATGAAACAATAGAAAATATTTTCTTAGACCAAATTATTAAAATATTCAAATTTTTAACCAACGAAAGTGATGAAAATGGATTAAAATCATATCGAGGTTTTATGAAAGAACAAAAATATATATATGTATTTTTTGATTGCACAGGGTTAGA